CCTGCAACGCGTATCGCTTGGAATATGTAATGCCGGAACCGAAGGCTTGAGGATTATTCGGTTTTGCACAAAAGACAGGCGTGCGGGTACTGAGATATTGCCCGGATTCATGTAGCAGAATCGTGTCAATAACCGGATGCTGGTCCCCCAGAGAGTCCACTGCCTGCAAAAAAGTAATCCCATTTTTGTTTAGTGGCTCTTTTATCGCTTTAATGACCGCCCGTAAATCTGCGTACTTGCTCTCGAAGAATGGATTGGTTGCACCCTTGAGCGCCGCGCCAATATCCCTTTGAGCTTTTAATAACGCCGTCGCTAAATTCGTGATGTTTTCACTTTGATTTATCATTTTGCTTTCTCCAATTTCTTTTGCAGTTCTGACAGTTCGGTTGTAAATGCCGCCGTCGCGGCGCTGAGTTTCATCAAATACGTTTCGTCTCTTTCGACGCGAATACACCAGAACGGTTGCTTCAAATATCTCGGATCGAACGATACGAAGTCCACCCATTGCCTGCCGGTAATCAGTAATTGCCCTTGAACCTGCGGTTTATATTTGACTGGGAACTTATCCTTAATGATATAGCCCAAGTGCGTGGTTGTCAAGGGACATTTGATTTCAAGTAATCCCTTATCGCCAACCAAACCATCCGGGCTTGCACCGACTTCATCAGCAAATATAATACCAACCTGCTCCACCTTCTCGTCAGTGACCCACTCATAATAATCCCTCGCTTGCGGTTCGGTCTCAATGCCCCACTCCATGTTCTTGTCCGAATATCCCATATACCTTTGCCCCGTCATTCTTTCGGCGAGCAATCTCATCATGTAAGTCTCGCGGCCCGAACCCGCACTCAACACGTCGGCAAAATGACTGGCCGTAAGCTTGCCGAGCCGGGCGGTATACCACTCATCGGAGAGTTGATCGCAATGGATGATATTCATTCTTCTTCCTGCATCATTACCTGAAAATTACGCTCTTCTTCATTGCAATCGCAGATTTCTCCTCCGTCCAAGTCCTCCCCGCAATTCGGACACACCGTACTCGGACCCCAGCGATTCATAGTATCTTCTCCGCGACCAATTCCGTAAGCCTTTGTAGCTCGCGCGTCAATCTATCTAAAAGATCGGCTAACTTAACAACCGTCTCAGTCAACTCAATAACCGCGGCTTCGAGTTCTTTATGTGTCATAGTTATCTCCTCTAAATCGGTTCTTCTTTTCAAAATACGAGCGGGCGTCCGTGAGCCTCCTGTTGGAGGATTGCTCGTTAAATGTGCTGGGCAAGGAGATTGCTAATACGCGCGTCACAAGCATGGAACCTCACAATCGAGTGGCAACCTTAAAGTAAACCACATCTTTCGACCCCTTTCGATCCCGGTCGCCAGCACATAAAGTTTGGCTCGAATTGCTCACATTAAGACCAACGTCGCCTGTCCCAAGAAGGCAGCCCATCGAGCTGGGACCAAATATTTCAAATGTAGGGGCGGGCAAGATTCTTTCGGTACTTGCTATTGACGGGCATACCGGATACATGTCACTATCCTTAACTTTGGCGCCGCCCCTACAAGCTCGGCATGAGACGGCGGGATATTGAGCCCTGTGACGGGATATCCCGTCACTGTCCAATACCGGGCCTCAAGCATGATACGTCTCTTCCGAGGTCGATCTTCTTTTAGTCCGCCGCCGCCGGCTTATGCCGATTACTACAGATATTTATATGTAAAAGAGCAGTTACTTCTTAGACGAACCTTACGCTCCGAAGTAATATATATACTGACATCTCACACATTCAATCTTGAGGCCGTCCCAACAATCACCACCAGGAACGTTTGTCTCGCAGAGAAATACTTCATAATTCAGCTCGGCCCCACATTGCATACAGGTCATCTTTACCTTATTGATAAAGTCTGGATCTATCACTCCTTTTTCGGCCCGTTGACTCATGCCACGACTCCCGTGATTGTATCTTTCTCCTTGATCTTACCCCTTAGTTTTCAAAAGCCGAACGCACGAGTCCCGTCTTCGTTGAAATACGCCGGACTTCTTTGCAACCGCTGCTTATAAAAAGCCTTACGAAAGCTGTCTGTTCTCTTGCAGTTTTTACAAGTTACATTCGTGACATCATTTGTAAAATACCCGCCTTCAATGGCTGGAAGTGAAAACCAATCTTTCGGATTGCAAGCTAGCCATTCGAACATCTTTCCTGTAACCAGAAGATGAGTTTTTCTCTTTGTCATGACCGGCAACCACAGGAATAGTTAGCAGGAGTCTTATCTCGGCGGCAGTTTGCCTCGTTTCGTAATACTACGCAGAATATGTCTGAAAGCAGCAGCACGAGTAGTATATCCCTCCCGCTTTAATATTGCATCAAACCTCCGCCACAACGTCTGTGACTCGTCCATCAGTAGGTAATATTTTTTAGCCATAGTCCTCATTATTCCCCCCTCCGGTGAATAGTTCAAGACAATTCACTGAAAAAATGCGGTTTTATTTCTCGTCCTCGGTGATCGTGATGTTACAGTAGTGGTCGATTATGACGTTGCAAGACCTGGAACACCAGGACCGGTGTGGGTCACAGGCAAGCACAATGCCGGAAAACGTAATCAAATACAGGCTCTTCTCCGGTCCTGAACCGCACGTACCTATAAATGCGATATGACAGTGACCGGTCATCATATTACCGATCAACGCACCCACCGTTGTTTTCTCGGCTTCGGCCAGGGTAGCTTTAATTAAGGTTTGTGCTTTACCTGCTTTGCCATAATCCCATCCACCATGCCGTTTGGCTGTGTCAAGAAAAGCGGATTCAGCAGCCTTGCACGCTTCCACCAGCTTGTCATGGTTGTTCGCGGCGCGGACTATGAACTCGGCGTTAGCTTGGTCATTACCGCCCACTGTAGAGACTACAATAACGTCACCGGCAAGAACGATCCATTGCGTGTCCATCAGTTGACAAGTATAAGGTGTCGGTGTGTGTTTAGCTTTTGACATTTCTTTCCTTTCAATTCAATTAAGGTCGGCTCGTGGCCTATCGTCTATAGCATGTTGTAAGTCCGAGCCACAGACCTTCGGATGCAGTATTAGGAATGCGTGGATGGCGCCCATAGTTAAGCCGGAAATATGACTGGCTTTGAGTGGAGGAACACGGAGATGCTTATACAGTTCCCGCATAATCACCCTATACTCCTCTTTTTCAGATTCAGTTATCATGGATTTCTCCAAAAGAACATCTTAGCCCTGGCCGGTTGGCGATCCGTCTTAGATTAGCTAGCCCCAGACTAAGTCCGATGGGTTTGTGGCTTGAACTGTTCGAGTGTGACAATACAGTACCATCACACTCCCTTCCCGGACTTCAATAATTACACCTTGCTGGCAATCCTTATGGCCGGCGTTTCCTTTGGCATGATTAGGTACGTATGTGACCGGGTCCAGATAGTTCTTCTCAGTGGTCACTTGCCTGCCTTCAATTTCCATTTTCTCACCTCATAAAACTGGCATAGTTCTATCCTTTTTATTTCTTCTCGGTTTCGGCGTCCGCGATGGCAACGTCTACATAACCCATTATGATATCCCACGGATCATCGTCACTTCTCTTTCGATCTAACGCGTCATTGTACGCCTGCATTTTCTTGCATGCTTCGAGCAGCGTGTCGCGAGATGTCCCAAACCACAAATTGCGAATATTAACCATGATATCGTTTAGTGCATCATGCCAACTTAGTATCCCCGGCTCTGGATCTTGTATGAGGGACATTAGTCGCTGGGCATAGGACTGCATTTGAGCAATAACTTCTGGCTGCAATTGAATACGTACATTGCTCATTTTTTTATCCTTTCAAAAGAGCCGCCTGCCGGGAAATATAGTGCGGGGGTGAATCCCGGCAGGCGGCAATCAGAATTACTCGTCCACTGACAAATGCTTGTGGCCGTACTTCGCTGCCGACTCAATATCCCGGCAGGCACCGCCCAGTGTTTGACAACCAGCACATGCCCACAAAAATGTCAGGCAAATTAGAATCATAATACATGCTATGACTCTACAGTGGATGTCCTTTTTGGGTTTAATCATATTGTCCCTTTCTTACAACAACCTACGTCTCTCCTGTTCCGCTCGCATCATCGACTCGCGAAGATCGAGCACTCGCTTTTTCTCCCGCAATAACTCAATACATTTGTAATTCAATTCGATGGCCCTGATAATCTCCATTTCATCGTCGTCTGTTGTCTGTTCGATTAAAGATTCCCAGAGCCGATCATTGAGTACTTCGCGTTCTTCTAATGTCCACATTGTATCCTCGTTTCCTCTCAGATATGTAAGTCACATAGCACAGCAGTACAACTTTCATGTTGTGCGAATATCTTTGTGACGGTATCGGGCCAATCATCTTTTTCGTCGGTTACGATAGCCCACCAGCCCATTGATCCCTTCTCATGCCATTCGCCATCAGGGGTCACAATTGCGAAGGGTACATAAGACAATCCTGCTACTTGTTTGACATTGCCGCTGGGGTGTGGGGCAAGGGTTGATTTTAGCTTAGTGCCCTTACCTTGACAGCCGTTGCAAGTATAATCGGGGTTGCTTGCTCGCGTATCGAGACCAAGTTGGTCATGGCGTTTGCCCGTCCCTTCACATACCCAACACTCTTCCCAGTTCCGTTCGTCTTTTGTAGAGTCATAGTCTGAATCAAAATCACCTTGCCAGCCTCCACCGATTGTCCACCAATCCCATTTGCTTTTGGGATTATAGGTAGACAGGCACTTGCCAGTGCCAGCACAGCCGGAGCCATCTTCAAAGCGTTCACCGGGCTTATGGCCGCCAGGATGGTAACGTTCGCTGTACAACCCGCACTCAGGATCGGCTTTAGCCTTCATGGGATGGGAATCAAGGGCGGATTGTTCAGTTCCTTTATACCCACTGATATGCTTTTCCCATGCGGCATCTTCTTGTTCGTCGGTTTCATCTTTCTGTCGATCTCTATGGAACGAATCACGTAATTCCTTAATCGAACCATGACATTTGGTTGCGGTTTCAATTGCATCACGCAAAGCAATTTTGCCAATACAATCACAATCCCGTTCGTATTCAGGAACTTCGGTATTTTCATCATAAGGAGCTAAGAGCGTACCGACTGCCGACTCAATGTCATCCGGCAGATTTTCAAGTAAAACTACTGTTCTAAAATGTGACATGATTATCTCTCCTTTTCTCTTCAAAAGATATACTGGCGGGCATGATTCCCCACCCTGCACAGTCTCTCTGTAATCCATTATCTTGTCATTCAATTGGACGCCATCCTATTTTCCAAGGAGAACCGGCACACACTAAACATCCCCGATGATTGCCACCGTTCCCTTTGCTGTCACGGCAAGTCTTACAATAGCGTTTGTCTATTCTAATTTCTTTTTTGTCCATTGTCATTGCCCTTTCAATAGAATTGTAGGTTGCAGGTTATCATAGTTTCTCATCCATATCGTTCACATTCTGCTCGACACCAACTGCCTTGAAACTTTGTCCGCCGTCCATATTTACGATGTAGTCTTTTCATCTCAGCGAGATTATCTGCACATATCGACGGCCAAATATCATGCCAGACTGCACCAAACCGAACGTTGCGTTCGGGTTTATACTCCAAAGCATCAGCACAGATAATGATAATTTGTCCGGGATATTTAGCTAGGTAATATGGTCCTACCAAGTCAATCAACTCTTGATCTATTTCAATGACCGTAGCATGTTCCACGGTACGCATAGGTAGCTTGCTTGTCTTAGATAGACACGCATCAAGTACAAGGCCCAGCCCTAAGCCATTTATCAAGATGTCGCCCTCGGCACGATTGATAAACTCAACATGATCGTTGAACTCGGCGGGCGTATCGCTCATCACTGGATCGTAGTCCCCTTTGTATCTTAACCGGGTATATATTCCGGGTTCAACTCGCCGATGACCTTGAAAGTTTATCATAAGGCGTAAATTATAGAAACTCGCATCTTTCTCCGTGATGGTGAATCTCTCTACTCGCCAATTCTCTGATTTACATTCTGGAATAGAACATTTATACATTGTCTCGCCCTTTCTACTTAGTAGTTTTTACGTCTTGCCCTGAGAATAAAAAACCGTCCGGCCATACAGAAACCGGGCAAGACTTCGGCGTGAGCCGGACGGCATAACAATGAAACGCTTAGTTATCTTTTCCGACATAGCATACCACAGTATCTTTGCTGCGGTCTATCAATACGGCTTTCGATGACTGTAGAATATCGGGTGTCAAAGAACCGTAAGATATGATCGTCGGATTGCCCTTAATGTTCTTTGGAAAATCGCCTCTGATGTACTCCACCGTGCCGCCTTCGATGGACTCCACCGTGCCGCCTTCGATGGACTCCACCGTGCCGCCTTCGATGTACTCCACCGTGCCGCCTCTGATGTACTCCACCGTGCCGCCTTCGATGTACTTCACCGTGCCGCCTTCGATGGACTTCACCGTGCCGCCTCTGATGTACTCCACCGTGCCGCCTCTGATGTACTCCACCGTGCCGCCTTCGATGTACTTCACCGTGCCGCCTCTGATGTACTCCACCGTGCCGTATATTGCAATAACCTGCCCATCAATTATGTTATTGCGGCTTTCATTCGGCATTATAATCTTCGCCTTACGCCATTCCTTTAATGCGATACGAACTCTTTTTTCTTCTTTCTTTTCATCCCACCAGTTCGGCAATTCATGTTTATAGCCTGCGTGGTCAATCCTAAATTGCCACTTTGATAACGGCAATCGAAAGTCATTAACCGGAGGGGTAATCTCAATCGGCACGAGCGTGTAATTACCTCGCACGTCTTTTTCTTTTAGTCCGAACTCGGAGATAATCTCGTGATGGCTCTCCGTTTTTAGCGACCAGAACACTTTCTTTTTCGTGACTATCATACTTGCAGGTTCACACATTATAATTCTCCTTTATATAAATTAGAATTTTACGGTCTGCCCGAACGGAGCTTGTCGGTCCTTAGTAGTAGTCACCCAGAGCGTCGGGTATTCCGGCTCTTGCTCTGGGAACTGACCATACATATCCGTGAAGTAAATCACACAACATGGCGTATAGGCTTTCTCTCGGATATAATCAAAGACAGGACGGAAATCCGTACCGCCGCCGCCAACAGGCTTGGCCTCGAACGGCAGGTCTTGTTGGGTGTAAACCTGTTCGTTCTTAACCTCAGTATCACAGTAGACTACCCTGATAGTCGTCTGGTATGCTTCCAAAACCCCAGAGACTTCGGCTGCAAATAGGTCGAGTTGTTCTTGGTCGATTGATCCGCTCGTGTCTATCGCAATCATCACCTCCGGCAGTTCCTCACTAATCAGGGACGGCAGGACAATCCCGCTGCCGAAGTACCGCCGTGAAGGTTTCGACCACGAGTAATCGTTCCGGGCCGTCCGCTCAACGAAGTCTCTTAGCAAAACATACCAAGGCAAGTCCGGGACCAGCACGGACTCCACCATCCGTTGCAGTCCCGCTGGCAGATTGCCTTGAGTTTTTAACGCCTGACTCATGGCTGCACGCCATTCTGCCTCTTGTTGTTGCTGCTCATTCTCGTCACATTCAGATTGTATCACACCGCCGCACCCACCGGGGTCGCTGGGCTGGTCGTCAGCCTGCCCGTCAGTGTCGCTGTCAGGCGGCTGACGACCGCTTTGCGGTTGGGACGATCCCTGCCCCCCCTGGGGAGAACTCCCGTCAGGCGGCGAATTAGCCCCCTGCCCATCGTCGTCCGGGAGCTTCTCATAGATTTCCTCGGCTGAGAGGTCCTCATAGCCAGTCATGTACTTATCGTCCGGCAGTTCAAAGCCTGCTCGTTTCAACTCATTGTTAATTGCGAAATCTGCGGCTGCGTTCCAACGGCCAATTTTCCGGCTGCCCATTCTCCAAGCATGACCTAATGCGGCATGGAGCACCTCATGGGCCAGCATCCCAGCAGCCTGTGGAACTGTGAGTCCGTCGATGAACTCAGGATTATAATAGAGACCTTTGCCATCCGTGACGCAGGTCTCATACTTCCCGGAGGCTTCCCACGGCATCCTCAAAGCTAAACAGGCAAAGAACGGATGGTCAAGTATCAGAGCCGTTCTTGCTTTGGTTAGTTTCTCTTTTGCGTTCATTGTCTTGCCCTTTTCAAAAATATGTATCTTAGAGTGGCGGAGCAATCAGTGGCCCGCACCATAGAGCATCGGCTTCTAGTTCATCTATTTCGTTCGGTGGCTCCGCTTTTGCCTCAAATGACCACCCGTTACTAAGTATTGTTGGACCAAACCTACAGATCATATATTTATGTCCGGCCGTTTCTGTAGTTTTGTCCAATCCTACTAAATGAGTTCCACTATCCTTGCCTGATGGGAAATGGACCCAGTAATATCCGGCCTCTGTTGGCTTATTATTTGTCCATTCCATGATTTCTCCTACATCAGCACCTCTTTGTGCGTAGTTGCCCATTGAATGAACGCCGTAGTATTCTGGATAGCGGGCTTCTTCCTAATCATATCCCGGACCATCAGAACTGAGAAGTCGGCGGGAAGTCTCTCGCCATATCGTAGAATCCTTTGAGCATTGTCTTCTGTAACCCGGTCCACCAGGGCAGAGACTACTGCGTAGAGTGCTGCTGGTTCGTCCGGCACGGCTGCATTATCAGGGTCAGCTAGTATCGCTGCTATATTCGGCAGCGACCGAAAGACCTTGATAAACCCCACGAGTTCAGAGGCACACCCTTCACCGATTGCCCCGGCCAAAGTCTCTACGTCGTCAAGCCCGGCCTGCATTAGCTTGCCTGCGTAGGCTATCGTTCGGGGGCATGGATGGTTCACAATATCCGCCGTTGGTGACGGTGAGTGAAGTAGGGATGGGCGAAAATGAACAAAGCCGATCAACTCGGCGGGCATGTCATTCTCAAATGCCCACTCAATCCACTGGTCAGAGTCTACGGTCAGTTCGATAATCGTAGCGAACCGCGACTTCACAGGTTCGAGAATCCCTGTGACTCCGGCGCGGTCCTCACGCCTGTTTGTAGCAGCAACAAAGATAACCTTGTCGCTGATAGCTTTGCCGTTCACCTGCCGAGCGAGAATCAATTGCATTGCGGCGGCCTGAACGACTGCCGGTGCTTGACCCAAATCATCGAGAAAGGCAATGGTTGGCTTCTTCGCGGTAATGAGTGCCTTCAAATCTCCGAACGGCAGGAAGTCAGCCTCGCCGTCTACAATTCCCGGCAACCCTTTATAATCTGTTGGGTCACTGACTACCGGGTGACTCACCAGTAATTCCATATTCAGTTCATCGGCAATGCCAGCTATTATATCGCTATTGTGCGATACTGTAAAATTGCCCAGTAGAAAGAGTCCATCTCCGTCTAATTGAAATCCATAATAGGCACCATTACCAGCAGATATAACATTGATACCAGTCACAAGGACATCTTTTTTTATCTTTCGCTCGCTGGCTTTCTTACGATGTAC